GCTGGGCATCTCGGTAGCGCAGAGCACCGCGGTCGTCCGCGCGTACAACCGCGTCTACCCGGAAATCAAGCGGTACTCGAACAAGCTCCAGCGGGATGCCAAGCGCAACGGCATGGTGCTCCGCTCGCCGACCGGCCGCATCCTGACACTGGACCGTGACCGCACCTACGCGGCCATCAACTACATGGTCCAGTCGACGGCGGCCGACGTCCTGAAGAACGCCATGGAGGCGCTCTTCACCGGCGGGCTGGGCGAGTACCTCCTGATGCCGGTGCACGACGAGATGATCGCGCAGGCGCCGACCGAGGACGCGGAGGACGTGGCCCAGGCCATCCGCTCGGCGATGGAGACCTCCATCGGTGAGATGCGCCTCGATTCCGACGGCGTCGTCTACGGCTTCTCATGGGGTCACGGCCCCGACTACCACCCTCCGGGCAAGTCCGCCCTCGACACCCCCCTGTTCACAGAGAGGCCCTTCTGATGGCGGCAATCCACCAGTACGCGCACTTCCGCGACACCCCCGAGGTCGACGGCCTCTGCCCCCATTGTTTCAACCCCGCGCTGAAGAGGTACGTCCTGCAGAGGATCGACCTCGACGGCATCACCAACGTCGGCGAGCGCATCGCCTGCACGGACTGTAAGGTCTGGACCACCAAGCTGAAGGAGTACAACAAGTGACCGCGACCCCAACGACCCTCGAGGCCTTCGGGGCCACCTACCTGCGCGTGCGCCAGCTCGTCGCCGACGTGGGTGACGCCCAGTGGCGCGCCGGCAAGTCGCCCGTCCCCAAGGAGGACACGACCGAGCGCAGCAAGGGCCTGACCAGCGACCCGACGCCGTCAATCGTGGTCGACGCGCGCCGGCTCGCGCTCCGCGCCGCCGTCCTCGAGGCGGAGGTAGCTCTCGAGCGCGCCGGCCGCACCCTCCAGGCGGCCGAGCGCCATCTCAACACCGCGTTCGAAAGGTGGCAGGGCTGATGGACGAGCTCTTCAAGGGCGGCTCTGGCCGCGTATCTCTCCCCCTGCTCGAGGAGCGGGCACTGATCGTGGCGGCCCAGGCCGGCGACGGCGAAGCTGTGTGGGCACTGCTCGTGCAGTACCGGGGCATCCTCCAGAAGACGGCCAACTCTGCCCGCGCGTCGGTGCGGGGGATGACGGCCGAACAGGTCGAGGACCTCCAGGCAGACCTGGTGCTCGCGGCCGTGGAGGCTGTCAAGTCCTTCGACCTGGAGAAGTACACCCGCCTCAGCCAGGTACTTCCGAGCATCCTGCGGGGGGTGGCCACCGAGATGGCGACGGCGCTGGCGGTCCCGAGCGGGACACTGGACCGCTGGTTCAAGGTCTGGCGTGCCGCCGACCAGGACTACGTCCGCGCGGCGGAGCTGGCCCCAACCATGGGCATGACGGCAAACACCTTCCGGGCGATCCAGCACGCGCTGGCGCATGCCGGCTCGGAGTGGGTCAGCGTCCCGTACAGTGCAGGGGTCCCGACGCCCGACGACGAGACCTACCGCCTCGCGCACCACGCACTGTCGGTGCTGTCGCCGGCGGAGCGGGACGTCATCGAGCTCGCCTACGGGTTCCGCGGAGAGGCCAAGTCGGACGAAGAGGTCGCCGGCGTCCTCGAGCAGGACCGCGGTGCCGTCAAGAAGAGGCGCCAGCGGTCGCTCGAGAAAATGCGGGCGGAGCTGGTCGAGGACTAGAGGACCTCGAGGATGTCTGCCACCGGGTAGATGAGGCGGTGCCCCACGAGGTGCACGTACCAGAGCCCGGGGCAGACCTCCTCGAAGCGGTTGACCCGCCCCGTAAAGTTGCCGCCCATGCGACCGTCGATCAGGACGGTCGAGAAGCGCTTGATGTTGGGTCGCTCGTTGCTGTTCATGTTTCTATTCTAACGCGCGCGGGCATCGCGCATAACCCCTCAGTAGAAGTTTCTCCGGGACTTCTACTGGGGGGCTTCTCTCGTTGTGGCCGGCAGCGTATAGTAGAGATACAAGCCAGCCACTACCGAGGAGCACATCATGGCGAGCAACACACGGCCCTACAACATGCCGGAGGCCACTGACCTTCACATCGACGACCTCGCCGAGGGCGACCAGCTGATCGAGGTCGTGCGCCGGGGCAACTCGTGGGGCGCCGTCGGCACCCGCACCGAGGTGGTCTGGACCGTCGAGAAGGTGCTCAAGACCCGCCTCGTGCTGGGCCGCGACCTGCAGGACGGCCGCCACCTCACCAAGCGCATGCTGGTGGACAACGGCCGGTGGGCCTACACCAAGGGCCGTGTGGGCACTCGCTTCGAGGGCCAGGCGGAGTACAGCTACGACTCCACGGCGCTCTACACCCCGGACGGGCCCGAGCTCGCCGAGGACCGCGCAGACTACGACACCCGCGCCGAGGCGGCGCGCGTGAAGGAGAACGCCCAGGCGAAGCTTGAGGCATTCAAGAGGAGCCTCAGCATCGAGGACGCGGAGGCCACCATCGTGGCCCTCCGTGAGTACATCGACAACAAGGAGAAGAACGCATGAGCAAGGTCATCACCCGCGCCGAGGTCGCCGAGGCGCTCGACAAGGTCGTCGCCGAGCGGGGCCAGGACTACGTCTACCCCCGCGCCGAGAACGGGGACCAGTGCCTCTACAGCTTCGAGGACGGCCGGCCGGCATGCATCGTCGGCGCCGTCATCGCACTGGTCGATCCCGAGGGCTTCGAGCGCATCGTGGAGAAGGAGTCCCCGCAGCCCTCGCCCTACTACGGTGAGGAGGAGGTCCTTGTTCGCCGTGAGGCCGGCTCGGTGAAGGCGATCGCCGCCATCGTCGGCAAGGAGCGCGGGCCCGAGTACGGCGCGTGGAAGCCGTTCGTCACCTTCGAGGACGAGGCCACCGTCGATGCCCTCCTCGAGGCCCAGCGCGCCCAGGATGTCAACCGTCCCTGGGGCGAGGCCCGTCAGGAGTTCGTGGATGCGGTCCGCGCGGCGTAGTCTGTTCCTCTGGGCGGTGGCCATCCTCGCGGTGGCCACCGTCTACCTCTCACCCTCAAGGAGTTCCCATGGCGACTGACGCCGCAGAGCAGGCCCGCCGCCGGCGGGAGGGCACCCACGCCGCCTTCAAGGCGGGTCAGGCCCGCAAGCCGCCCCTCTTCATGGAGGGCGAGCGCAACGTCCCCTTCGACCACGACGACCCGCGCCACGGAGGTGTGTCGGCCTACACCATGGGCTGCCGCTGCCCGCGGTGCGTCGAGGCCGGCCGGCACTACCGTGCCGAGAAGAAGGAGGGCCGGAAGGTCCCGAAGGACTGGCGGGCGCCGTGAGTCACAAGTCCATCTCCGAGTCCCTCGAGCTCGTCCGCCTGGCCGAGACCCGCTGGGGACCGAAGCACCGCTGGCACTGCGTCTACTGTGGGCGCGGTGCCGGCATGGTCGTGGACCACTTCGTGCCCTCTCGCCTCGGAGGCACCAACGAGGTCCGCAACCTCGTGCCGGCGTGCGACCGCTGCAACGGGGCGAAGTCCGACAGGCCTCCCACGGCCTGGATGACCGCGGTGGGGGTGCCGGCGTCCCGGCGCCTGCGCCTCCGCAGGGTAGTTTCGCGCCCTGACTGGGTGGCCCCTCCGGACCTGGTCATCACCCGCATAACGCTCGATTATGCTGCCGGGAGGCATGTTCCGCGTCCCGGGGGCCCCGTTCAGGGCGAAAAGGGCGAGTAGGGTGGCGCGCTTCCTATATAGTTCTAAAGGGCCTCGCCCTTTAGGCTGTAATGGAACGCGACGCCCTAATCGCCCTAACCGCCCTGGACGCGATTCCCGGGCATCTCCGCTGGTAGAGTCCCGCCGGACGCGCTACAGTAGAGACCACAACGCAGGACCCCACAACTGAACACCACCAAACCAACTCGCTCAGAAGGAGCAACCCGCATGTCCACCACGTACGCTGACAAGATCGACGCCATCGAGGACCTCGCCCCCCGCACCGCCGGCGCGCTGCCGTCCACTCGCACCTTCAACATGGTGACGGACGCCCTGCAGTCGGGCGACGTCGAGCACCTGCAGATGGAGCTCCAGCACACCCGGGCGCACTACCAGTCGCTCGAGTACATGCTGAACGACGAGGGCGCGATCCTCACCGCCATCAACGCCGAAGTCGAGGCCGGGCGCGTCCCGAAGCCCGAGACCCCGGAGGAGGCGCTCCAGCTCGCTGTCCGCGTCTACTCGAAGGTCGTGCTGGACGCGGCCTACGACAACGCCCACGAGGTCGGCTTCTTCGTCGCCGTCCTGGGGATGTCCGTCCAGGACGCCCTCCAGCAGATCTACGGTCGCCTCGACTTCTCCGACCCCGAGCGCGAGCTCACGGACGAGGAGCTCGCCGCCCTCTCCGGGCAGGCCGTCGACACCGAAGAGGACTGAGGCTCCCGCCGAGTCCCGGGGGCGGGGCCGCTCTGGTTCCCGCCCCCACGCGCTAGGTTGTAGTCATGAACAAGCCCTCTGATCCCACCGCGTCGGGCCGCTCTCACAGGCTCAAGGGCCCGGCGATCGACGTCGAGCCTGCCCGCAAGAAGTTCACCACCCTCCAGGAGTACCGCGACGCCGGCGTCCTGGACCCGAGGCCGGTCAAGCCGTTCTGGCTCGTCCGCACCCGGGACGGCTCGCAGTTCAGCACCCACTCCGACCGCGAAGCCGCGGACCGCTGGGCCGAGAAGATCGGCGGAACCGTGGAGTGGTACATCCCCGTTCAGGCAACAACCTACTCGCAGATCGGACAGACCTATGACCACTGACAAGACCATCCCGCACGTCCGGGCCGTATGGGCCGAGGCGGTGACCCCGTCCGGTGACGCCATCGTCATCGGCCGCGACGGCGGGCTCCCCTGGCCCCGCCAGTCCGAGGACCTCCGCCGCTTCCGTGAGGCGACGCGTGATCGCGTCCTCATCATGGGCTCCAGGACCTTCGAGTCCCTGCCGGCCGTCCTCAAGACCCGCCGCTCGACCGAGGAGCGCCCGATCGTCGTCCTGACCTCGCGCTTCCACGAGCTCCACGAGCAGGCGCGCGGCGTGATGGTCCAGGGCATCCCCTGGGTCGACGACACCGAGGACGCCGAGGCCTTCCTGCGCGCCCTCCATGTCTGGTTCCCGGGCAAGGACGTCGCGGTGGTCGGCGGTCCCTCGGTCATCGAGCTCTTCTGGCCTCTCACCGACGAGGCCTGGATCACCCTCATTGCAGGGGCCTACGAGGGCGACACCCGCGCCCCCTTCACCGGTCAGGTGGAGGAGGGGCTCGTCAGCCTCGCGGCCCTCGGCAAGACCATCGATCAGCGCATCACCGACCAGGCCACCTACGTGACCCTGGCCCCAAAGAAGGAGAACACCAAGTGAGCAACGTATCCCCCGCAGCCAAGGCCCTCCGCAAGGCCGTCGAGCGTGAGGCCGGCCCCGCAGCCGGCACCGTCGTGCGCTTCGTCCGCGTCGTCGCCGGCGAGTACGACCCCATGCGGGACACCAACGTGGTGGTCCGCAAGCAGCGCCTGACCTACGCCGCCATCTTCGTCAATGAGCGCTGGTACCTGACCGGCTCCCTGGCCGACGGCCGTTCCTCGGGCGGGCCTGTCCGCACGACCACCCTGACCCACCGCAACTTCGTGGCCCTCCTGGCCGGCGAGGACGTGGAGGACGCAGAGGTCGCAACCGCGTGGGAGTGGGTGGCGTGACCGCGTCCAAGCCCGTGAAGCGCCTCTTCGGGATGCCGGGGGTGGTGGTCGAGTCCTTCGACATGCCCTCGGCCATCCGGAAGCGGGTGACCACGCTCGCCGTCCTGACGGGCCCTCCCGGGTCCTTCATCAGCCCGTCCAACTTCTGGGCGTTCAAGAAGGCCTACGAGAAGCGCTCCCGCCGCCACCGCGTCGTCGGCAGCCACGTCGACCCCGAGGGCAACGAGAGCGTGATACTCGCCTACTCCGGCAAGCGCGAGGAGGACCTCGGCCAGATCAGGCGCTGGCTCCGCCGCCGCATCCTGAACTGGTACAGCCTCAACCCCGGCGTGTACACCCTCCGCTACTGGGACGACCCCGAGAGGAACGCATGACTCAGTTCACCAGCTACGAGGACCTCCTCTGGGCCGTCCTCCACTACGGCGAGGTCCGCACCGACCGCACCGGCACCGGCACCCGCAGCCTCTTCGCGCCCGACCCGCTGGTCTTCGACCTCTCAGGCATGAAGGTCCCGCTCATCACCTCCAAGGCCGTACCGTGGAAGATGGCGCTGCGGGAGTTCCTGTGGATGCTCTCCGGCTCGACCGACGTCAACGAGCTCGCCAAGTCCTCCCCGCAGATGGCTGGCATCTGGAAGGCCTGGGCCAACCCGGCCGGCCAGATCGGCCCGACCTACGGGGCACAGTGGCGTGACGCCGGCGGCTCCCTCCTCCAGATCGAGCCGCCGTCCTGGGGTGACCCGTACGGCCAGCCCGTCGGGACGTACGGCGTCGACCAGCTCACCGAGGTGGTCAAGCGCCTGGTCGAGGCCCCCGACACGCGCCGGGCAGTCGTCTCGCTGTGGTCGGTCCCTGAGCTCCGCGACATGGCGCTCGAGCCCTGCATGGTCCTCTTCCAGTTCAGCCTCCGCGGGCCGAACTACGACCGGCTCGAGCTCCACGTCTACCAGCGCTCGGCCGACATGATGCTGGGCGTCCCGTTTGACCTGTTCCAGGCCGGCTTCCTCGCGCACGCCGTGGCCCGTGAGCTCACGCTCATCACTGGCCGCCAGGTGCGCGCCGGCCGGCTGGTCTGGTCCGCGGGTGACGTCCACGTCTACGAGAACCAGGTAGCCCCCGCCGAGCTCCAGCTCGAGCAGTGGCGCACAGCCGAGCCGATGCGTGCTACGATCGGTATCGGCCCCTTCCCGAGCCTCCGTCTCCTCGACGGCTCGCTCGAGGCGGGCCACGTCACAGTCCAGAACTACAACCCTGCCGGCGTCATCGACGCAGGCAAGCCCGCCGTCTAAGGAGACACCATGGCAGAGAACGACAACGTCCACCAGCTGAACGACTTCGCCGAGGTCGTGGAGCCGAAGCCCCTCGAGGCCTTCATCTACGCCGCGATCAAGACCGTCGCGCAGAGCGCCTCCGAGGTCGCGCCCATCCTCCAGTTGCTGCCGCCCGAGGCAGCCGGCGAGGTCCTGGACGACCTGACCAAGCGGGTCGTCAAGATCAGCGCCGAGGCCTTCCGCGAGGGCCTGGCCAACGGGACGGCGGCCCTCTGATGAAGCTCGCCTCCGGCCTCCTCGGCCTCATCCTGGTCGCGCTCATCGCGGCCGTCCTGGTCTGCGCGGCTGCGGCCGTCCTGGCCTGGCTGCTGATGGCCTTCATCGCAGTCCCGTCCTTCTGGGGAGCCTTCTGGCTCTTCCTCGCGGCGCTGATCTTCTTCAGCGGTCGCGTCGGCGCCGGCAAGCGCTGATGCTCGCAACCCTCTGGGTCGCTTCTCTCCTGGTGGTCCTGATCGTCTCGGCGGTCGGCCTCAAGCAGTGGAAGCGGCCCGGTCGGTAGGCCTGCGGCAGTTCCCGACTTATTCACAAACAAGGAGTTCACTCATGGCACAGTTCACCGTCATCGGCAAGAAGCGCGTCTACCGCGTCAAGGCCAAGTCCGTCCAGGCGCTGACCCGCGCGCTCCGCGCGGCCGGCATCGTCTGGCAGGCGATCCACGAGGACAAGGAGGCGAAGGCGTGACCGCCGACTTCCGCGACCTCAAGGTGGGTGACCGCGTCCGCCTCGTCGGTGAGGACTGGGGCCTGGCCAACGGCTCGGTCGTCATCGTAGAGCGCAAGGAGGGCGCCCAGGCCTGGAACGACTCCGTGGAGGGCGTCGGCAGCCTGACCGACGCGGACGGCTACTCCTACGGCGGGCCCTACGCCATCGAGCGGGCCGAGCCCACGCTGGGCGAGCAGCTGATGCAGTTCACGGAGGCCTTCCACGACATGGCGGCCACCCTGGCCGGCGCGGCCAAGCAGCTCGAGGACCAGGGCTTCACCCCCGAGCAGGCTCGCACCATCATCGCCGGCATGTTCGGCCGGCAGGCAGGGGGGCTCAGCTGATGGCCCCCACCTTCTGGACCGTGCTGAACTCGGTCGGCGAGGAGATTGCCGGCGAGGACACCGACGAGAACCTGGACGAGCTCCGGGCCATGGCCGACCAGATCGGCGGTAGTGTGGTCAAGAGCACCCCGCGGTCCGTCGAGGTCATCCACCCCATCCACCCCGCTGCGGCGGTTCCCGCAGAATCCACGAACAAGGAGAACGACCAGTGAGCACCATCAACCCCTTCAAGAAGACGCCCGCCGCCCCGCTGGTCGACCAGCTCGCCGCCAAGCAGGCTGAGCTCGAGGCCACCGCCGGAGACGAGGCCGCTTCGGCCAAGGACTTCGCCCGGTACGCCGCCGAGGCCCAGGCAGCCAGCGACCTCGCGACCAAGCAGGCGCTCGCGGTCAACGAGGCCCACCACATCCTCCACGCTGCGGGGGTGAGCCTGTGAGCACCACCCTCATCCCGGTTCCCCACAAGGCGAGTCGCCTCACCGCGGTGCCCTGGCAGTTCTCAGTCAGCAAGGAGCTGACGGTCGAGGAGATGCAGGTCGTGGTGCAGCGGTTCCTCTCGGGGACCACCCACGACAAGGTCATCTCGGGAGACGTCTACCCGGGCCTGACCATCTTCAACGGCGAGCGCTGGCTGGCCGGCAGCAAGGGCAAGGGCCTGGCCCAGGTGGCCGCGCGCTGGGACGAGGTAGCCGAGGACCACGGCGACCTCCTCCCGGACGCGACCCTCGAGCTCCGCATCACGAGTGCGCTGCAGGACGAGGTCGCGGCCCACGAGGTCATCGACCTGACCGCCCCGCCCCAGTGACCGACAGGGCCGGCTACCTCCGCGGTGGCCGGCCCTTTCCGTCCCCAGAAGACGCTATATACATATGTGAGGGCGGTTAGGACAATATGACCGCCCACGCGGGCCTGTCTGGCTTCGTCGACAAACTGCTCAGCCGTCAGGGCTGAGACCAGTCCCTGCCGAAACATGGGTTCGATTCCCATCAGGTCCACTGCAGCAGACAGTAGCTCAGCCCAGGATGAGGACGCTCTAGGTTGGGTGACGACGGACCGAAGCAGGATCGACTCCTGCCTGTCTGCTTGCTGGTGCTCTGTAGTCTAATGGCAGGACGCCCGGCTCTGGACCGGGTAGTGTTGGTTCGACCCCAGCTGGAGCAGCTCATGGCACGCGGCAGTGACTACCGCTGGAAGCAGGTGGCTGCGGCTCAGCGTGCGAAGCGACTCCCCTGCTTCCACTGTGGCCAGCCCATCGACTACGACCTCGAGTGGCCTCATCCCTGGTCCTTCAGCGCCGACCACCTCCGGCCCTGGGCCAGGCACCCGGAGCTCCGCTACGACCCTGGCAACGTGGTGTCGAGCCACCTCCGCTGCAACCAGGTCAAGGGTGATTCTGAGCACTTCTCGGCCGGTCTCGGCGCGTTGTCGGAGGAGTTCTGACGGTGGTGTTCCGCGGCTAGCGGGGGTCCCCGCCCGGGTAGGGGGGTGCGATCCCTGGGACGGACGGGCCAAGGCTCAAGTCCCGGCAATGGTTTGTGTGTGTGCGGAGGGGCCACCCCATCCCGAGCGCACGCGCGCAGTAAAGGTGTGCGGCCTCCCCGCACTGTACCCGTGATGCCCGGCCGGCAGCGCAACGTCAGCTGGCCGGCACCCGCTCCCCAGGAGGCTCCCGTGGACGAATGGATCGGCTGCGACACCCGCACCGCTGACGGCCTGACCTGCCCGGCCCGGGCCCTCGTGCACGTGAGCCAGTTCGACCACAACGAGCGCAAGGTCCACTACTGCGGCCACCACGCCGACGAGTACATGGACAAGCTCCGCGCCTTCGGCATCATCGAGGATGACCGGCTGGCCGGCAAGGTGGTCGCTAAGATCGAGGTCCCCCAGGCGGTGGCCCCCGTATGAGCCTCCTCGACTCCTTCAACAAGGCGGTCGAGGGCAACACCCACGTCGAGGACGTTGACGCCGCGGTGGTCGAGACCGGCCGCTCGCTGGCCCGGTCCATCGACGACATCCTCGGCGACGAGAAGGCCACCGCCACCGACAAGACCAAGGCGCTCTACCTGACGCCCCACCTGGTCGCCATCCTCCGCGAGCTGCTCGCGACGCCGGCGGCCCGCAAGCAGTTCGGCCTCGCGGCCGCCGAGTCGAAGAAGGCCAGCCGCCTGCAGCTCATGAAGGACGCCGCGAAGACCGCCCAGTCCCAGGAGTGAACGATGGCTCAGGCCCTGCTCGGCAACGAGGTTCCTCGCGTCTACACGCCGCCTCTCCGCGAGCTCACGCCTGAGACGTCTCTCGGCTTCGCCCTCATCATGTTCGCCGACATGCTCGGCATCCCCCTCCTGCCCTGGCAGCGATGGCTCGCCATCCACATGCTCGAGCTGCTGCCGAACGGCAAGTTCCGCTTCCGCACCGTCGTGCTGCTCGTGGCTCGCCAGAACGGCAAGTCGACCTTCGCCCAGCTGCTGGCCCTCTTCTTCATGTACGTGGTCGAGGTCCCGCTGGTCCTCAGCACCGCCCAGAACCTCGACATCGCCGAGGAGGTCTGGGCCGGTGGCGTCGAGATAGCCAACGGCGACGAGGAGCTGGTCCAGAAGGTCGCCCGTGTCGTGCAGCAGCGCGGCTCCAAGGCGCTCGAGCTGGTCAGCGGCTCGCGCTGGAAGGTGCAGGCCGCCACCCGTCGCGGTGGTCGTGGTCTCTCGGGCGACCTGGTCATGCTGGACGAGCTCCGCGAGCACCAGACCTGGGCCGCATGGTCGGCCATCTCCAAGACCACGATGGCCCGCGACAACTCCATCGTCTTCGCCCTCTCCAACGCCGGCGACATCTCGTCGGTCGTGCTCCGCCACCTGCGGATGCAGGCGCATCGCGCACTCGGCGACCCGGACGGCCTCTGGGTCGACCCCGCCACGGGCGAGCCCATCACCGAGGACCTGATCGACGTCGAGGACGACGAGCTCCCCACGGACGACACGCTCGGCATCTTCGAGTGGTCTGCCGCGCCGGGCCGCTCGGTCCGCGACCGCATCGGCTGGCAGGAGGCCAACCCCTCCCTCGGCTACACGATCACCGAGAAGGCCATCCTGGCCGCCCTGGTCAGCGACCCCGAGTGGACCTTCCGTACGGAGGTGCTCTGCCAGTGGTTCGACGGCGCGACCGAGGGCCCGTTCCCGGCTGGAACGTGGGCCGCGAGCACGGACCCGGAGTCCCAGCTCGCCCCGGGCAGCCTCGTCGCCTATGGCGTCGACACCTCGTGGGACCGCACGATGACCAGGATCGCGATCGCCGGCTACCGCCCCGATGGCAAGGTCCACTTCGAGGTCGTCGCATCCCGCGCCGGGACTGACTGGGTCATCCCGTGGCTGGAGTCCCCCGACCGCAAGCGCAAGCCCGACATGGTCACCTGGCAGGTCGCCGGTGCGCCCGTGTCGAGCCTGACCGACGCCCTTGAGAAGTCCTCGCTCCCCACGGTCCCGTGGGGTGGCAGCGACCTCAGCCGCGCGTCCGGTCAGCTCTACGACGGCATCGCCCACCTGGACGATGACGAGAAGCCCGACCCCTTCCTCTTCCACCGTCCGCAGCCGGCGCTCGACGTCGCGGCGAACACCGCTATCCCCAAGACCGCCGGAGACGGCTGGATGTGGGACCGCTCCAAGTCGCCTGCCGACATCAGCCCCCTCGTCGCTGTCACCGCGGCCGTGTGGGCCCTCCTCAACAAGGAGGTCGTCGTGCAGCAGTCCGCCTACGAGGACGCCGATGAGGACTTCGAGATGATGCTCTGATAGGAGGCCCCATGGCCTGGCTCGATTCCGCCGTCAAGGCGGCCGCGAACGTCGTGTTCGGCACGGGCCCGTGGCAGGCCGGTCAGCCCTCGGGTACCCTGGCGGCCGACGTCAACGTGTTCGACCCGGTGGTCGCCAAGAGCATCATCGACGGCATGACGGCCGGCGACCTCTACGAGACCCAGCCGCACCTGCGCACCGTGGTGTCCTTCGTGGCCCGCAACGGGGCCCAGCTCGGCCGGCACGTCTACGCCCGCGGGGCCGACGACGGCCGCGAGCGCGTCCGCGGGGGCGTGGCCGAGCTGCTGGCGAAGCCGAACGACTACATGACCGGCTTCGACCTCTTCAACATGCTCTTCAGCGAGCTCGCACTGTACGACATGGCCATCTGGGTCCCCGTGCTGCGCGACGGGCGCTGGCAGATCGACCCCATCCCCGGGGAATGGATCACCGGCTCCAAGGGCGAGGACGCCTTCCGCCGCTCGGGCTTCTACGTCAAGTACCCCGACAAGTCCCAGCCGACCTTCGTGCCGGCCGAGGACGCCATCGTGTTCCGCGGCTACTCGCCGTCGGGCTTCAAGCACGGCAGCTCCGCGGTGCGCTCGCTCCGCTCCACCCTCGCCGAGCAGGTCGCCTCCATGACCTTCCGCGAGCAGATGTGGAAGCGCGGCGGCCGGGTCGGCATGTACATGACCCGCCCGAAGGACGCGCCTGTCTGGTCCAAGGAGGCCAAGCAGAAGTTCATCCAGAACTGGCGGAACAACTGGTCCGGCAGCGGTGCCAACGCCGGCTCCACGCCCCTCCTCGAGGACGGCATGGAGCTCAAGCGCGTCGGCTTCACCGCGAAGGAAGAGCAGTGGCTCGAGGCGGCGACCCTGTCGCTCGCCACGGTGGCCGGCGCCTACCACGTCCCGCCCTCCATGGTCGGCGTGCAGGGTGCCGCGGCCTCCTTCGCCTCGGTGAAGGAGTTCCGCAAGATGCTCTACACCGAGACGCTGGGCCCCCTCATCGCCCAGGTCGAGGAGACCATCAACACCTTCCTCTTCCCCCTCGTCGGCGCGCCGCGCAACCAGTACCTCGAGCTGAACATCGCCGAGAAGCTGCAGGGCGACTTCGAAGAGCAGGGCAACGTGCTCTTCCAGGCCGTCGGCGGCCCCTACATGACCCCGAACGAGGCCCGCAAGCGGACGAATATGCCCCCGATCGACGGCGGCGACGTCCTGCTGGCCCCGCTCAACATGGGTGCGGCGGGGAACAACGGCCCGGCAGCCGACGAGCCCATCGGCACGGAGCCCTCTGGAGCCCCAGAATCTGGGCAGGCTAGTGCTGGTGCTCCGAAGCCGCAGAAGGCGACCCACGGAGGCCACGCGGACGGTCACAAGGCCCCGGACCCCGACGACCCGGTCATCGCGGCCATGGCGGACGACCTGAAGGCCTTCTTCGGCCGCCAGGGGCGCGCTGTGGCCCGCGCAGTCAACGGAAAGGCACCAGAATGGTGGGACCAGAAGAGCTGGAATCAGGAGCTGAGTGCGATCCTCCTGCCACACCTCCTGACCGTGTCCACTGGGACGGCCCGCCAGGTAGCTGGGGCTAAGGGCCTCGACCCGGACGCCTACTCGGTGGCGCAGACCAAGGCCTTCCTCGAGGCCGTGAGCGACTCCCGCGCGGACCTCATCAACGCGACGACCCGCGACCAGCTCGAGGCGGCCCTCCAGGCCGACGACCCGGTCGCCGCCGTCAAGCACGTGTTCGAGGTCGCCGAGGAAGCGCGCGCTGGCGAGGCCACGATGACCATCGCGGCCATGCTGATGGCGTGGGCGACGGTCGAAGTGGCCAAGCAGCTCGTCCCCGACAAGGGCCCGACCAAGACGTGGGTCAGCTCCGGCAAGCCGAACAGCCGTCACGCGGCGATGAACGGCGAGACGGTGCCGATCGGCGAGAAGTTCTCCAACGGTGCCGACTGGCCCGGTGACCCGGTGCTCGGTGCGGCTGGCGTGAGCAACTGCGCCTGCGGCGTCGACATCAACTACAACGAGTAGGAGCAACATGGACCTCAAGTCCGTACGGCTCTCCGGGCTCAAGGCTGCCGGCGACGACGGCGTGGACCTCGCTGAGGGCGAGTTCACGGCCTACGTCAGCACCTGGACCCGCGAGCCCGACAGTTACGGCGACGTCGTCGCCAAGGGCGCCTTCGCCGACTCGATCGCCGAGTGGGAGTCGAAGGACACGGTTATGCCGATCCTCTTCGGCCACGACCTGGTCGACCCCTTCAGCAACCTCGGCTACGCCAAGTCGCTGGTGGAGGACGACCACGGCCTCCTCGTGCACGCCGTCCTGGACCTCGAGAACCCGAAGGCCAAGCAGGTCTACCGGATGCTCAAGGGCCGGCGCATCAACCAGATGAGCTTCGCCTACGACGTGCTGGAGTCCGGCGACGTCGAGGTGCCGAAGGCCGGGGGCGACGACAAGGTCGTGGCCCGCGAGCTCCGGAAGCTCCGCATCCACGAGGCGTCGGTCGTTCCGTTCGGCGCCAACTCCGACACGGAGGTCCTCGCGGTCAAGGCCCTCGAGCAGTCGCTCGAGCTCAAGGCCGGCCGCACCATCTCCGCCAAGAACCTGGAGTCCCTCGAGACAGCGTACGCTCACCTCGGTGACGTCATCGCCGCTGCGAAGGCCTCCACCCATGACAACGACGATGAGGCCAGCTCGGGCAAGTCGACCGTAGACGAGGGCCAGGAGGCCAAGTCTGCCGCGACGCGTTCCAAGTCCGCTCTCGCAGAGATGTCCTTCCTGCTCAGCTGAAGCTGAGTGACAAACTACCCCCTGAAAGGGAACCCCATGAACCCGAAGGAAGAGCTTGCAGCACTGCAGGCGAAGAACTCCGCGATCATCGCGGGCGTGAAGGCCGCGAAGCGCGAGCTGACGGACGCCGAGTCCGCTGAGATGGAGAAGGACGCGGCTCGCATCGTCGAGCTCAAGGCCCTCATCGAGCGCGGCGAGAAGAACGCGGCCCTCATGGCCCAGTTCGCCGACCTGGGCGCTGGCGCCGAGAAGGTCGACGAGGTCGAGAACGACGGCAGCCCCAAGGCGGCCTCGCTTGGCGAGCACTTCGTCAAGTCGGGTGCGCAGGCCGAGTTCGTCAAGGGCTCCGGCCAGCGGACGACCTCCGCGCCCGAGTTCAAGGCGCCCGCCGACGTCAACGTCGCCGGCACCAACGGCAAGGTCCAGTACGGCGGTGTCGTCGCGACCCCGCTGCGCCGCCTGACCGTGGCTGGCCTGCTCGGCCAGGGCACGATGTCCAACACCTCCCTCACCTACTGGGTGCAGGGCGCGGTCGAGGGCGCCCCCGGAACGGTGGGTGAGAACGGTCTGAAGCCGTCCATCCACTTCAACTTCTCCCCGGTCACCGAGGCCCTGTCCAAGATCGCGGTCATCACCAAGATCAGCGACGAGGCCATGGCCGACACCGACTACCTGGTGTCCGTCATCAACTCGCAGCTCGTCGGCCGCCTGCAGGTGGTCGAGGAGGACCAGATTCTGAACGGTGACGGCACCGCTCCGAACCTGCGCGGCCTCCTGAACCGCTCCGGCATCCAGACGTACGCCACCGAGGCGGGCGAGTGGGCCGACGGCATCTTCCACGCTGTGACGCTGGTCTCGACCGGCTCCGCGCAGGAGACCGCCGACGCGATCGTCATGAACCCGGCCGACTACGAGGTCATCCGCCTCTCCAAGGACGCCAACGGTCAGTACTACGGCGGCGGCCCCTTCGAGGGTGGCGCCAACCCCAACCTCTGGGGCTACCGCACCGTCGTGACGCCGGCCATCGCCCAGGGTACCGCCCTGGTCGGTGCGTTCAACACGGCCGCGCAGCTGTTCCGCAAGGGCGGCATCCAGGTCGACTCGACCAACTCCAACGAGGACGACTTCAAGTACAACCGCGTCGCCCTGCGCGCTGAGGAGCGCGTGCTGCTCGCGGTGTACCGTCCGACCGCCTTCGTGAAGGTGACCCTCACCCCCGCAGTGTGAGCATGACCCTGGGGCCCGCCTAACCCGCGGGCCCTGGGGTTTCCACTCCTGACGAAAGGAAGGGCCACATGGCTCTCAGCGAGTACCGCGTAGGCGACCGCACCTACCTGTTCGACGAGAAGGACGTGCCCGAGGGCGCGGAGCTCGTCGCCGAGGAGGTCGCGGCCGAGCCCGTCGTCCTGTTCCACGATCAGACCAAGGCCGAGCCCGAGGGCGACAAGGCTGCCGGCGAGGTCGTGGACAAGAAGGCCGACGTGACTCCCGCCAACAAGGCTGGCCGCAAGCCCGCCGACAAGCAGGCCGACAAGAAGCCGGCTGAAGAGAAGCAGGACTAAGGAGGTCCGGTCCGATGGTTGCGTTCGCGACTCCCGCTGAGCTCTCGGCGTACACCAAGGGCCTTATCTCTCCGACCGACGAGCGGTCGCAGCCACTCCTCGACGGCGCCACTGAGGCCCTCCGGCGCTACGCCGGCTGGCACATCGCACCGGCCGAGGACGTGTCTGCGATCCTCGACGGCGGGGGCGAGGTACTCTACCTCCCCTCGCTGCAGGTCAACTCCGTCGACTCCCTGACGATCGACGGCGTGCCCCAGGACCTCTCGCTCTTCGAGTGGTCTCGGGTCACCGGCAACCTCCGCCGCAAGTCCTCTTGCGGGCGCGGGTTCGCCGAGGTGTGGGGCGGCTACGAGGTGGTCTTCAACTCGGGCTACGACGTCGTCCCCGCCGACCTCAAGCAGATCGTCCTCCAGGTCGTCTCCGTGGCGCTCAGCTCGCCGACGGGGGCGACCCGCGAGCAGGCCGGCCAGGTAGCCATGTCGTGGGCGACCACGGCCCCGGGCGTCTCCGGCGGCCTCTCACTGCTCGACCGCGACTACGCGGTCCTCGCGGCGTACCTCCTCCCGAAGGAGGTCTGATGCTCCCGAGCTTCATGACGAAGACGTACACGCGCAAGCGCTACCCGATGGTCTCGGACCACGGCACGATGGTGCGCGACTTCAGCGCGGAGCCCGAGACGGGGGTCGTCTACGGCGACGCCCAGCCGGGCACCGGCACCGAGGACGTCATCAACCGGAACGGCTACGAGGTCGTCAAGACCGTCTGGGCCCAGCCTGGCAGCGACGTCCGCGACGACGACGTGCTCGTCCTCCCCGACGGCGAGTTCCGGGTCAACGGCGCCCCCGAGGCGTGGACCTCCGGCGTGCTCGACCACATGGTCGTGCGCCTGTCCCGATGGGAGGGCTGATGGCCGCCGGCGCGTCCTCCTACTCCGTCTCCTCCGCCCAGCTCGCGCAGGGCCTCAAGGCCGGCGTTACCAAGGTGCGCCTCAATCGCGCGGGCATCCGGCAGTTCCTCAAGTCGGCCGAGGTCCGCAGGGACCTCATGCGGCGCGGCCAGGCCGTGCAGGCTGCCCTCCCGACAGCCAACGGCGAGCAGTGGCTGCTGAGCACCTTCGACACCGACCGGGCCAACGTCACGGTCCGCACCGGCAATGACGCGGCTCGCGAGACATCGGCCGAGACCATGGCGCTCATCCGCGCCCTCGATCGCGGGAGGTGACATGGACCAGCTCATCACCCCGGCAGACGCCGAGCAGGCAGTCATCGACGAGCTCGATGGCCTCTACGTGGTCGGCACCGGCATCCCCGACCCGAAGCCGGACCTCTTCGTCCGCGTCCTCACGACCGGCGGCGACCAGCGCGACCTAGTCACGGACACCCCGTGGCTGACTCTCGAGGTCTTCGCGCTCCGCGAGTCCGAGGCCTTCCGGGCCTCGGCAGACATCGTCGCGCGCCTCCAGCTCGCCGTGCGCCACGGGCGCCTCGGCGGCGAGGTCGCGTACGCCATGGCCGTCAGCGGCCTCCCCCAGAACTATCCCCTCCCCAGCGTCCCGTCCCACCGGCGGTACGTCACCACGATCGCCCCGGACATCCGCCGGCGCGTGACCTCGCTGTAACTGAAAGGACTGTCCCATGGCAGTGAATGCAAACAACGTCTTCGTGGGTAGCCCGGATCAGGCGACCACCGGAGCGATCCTCTCGGGCCCCGAGACCGACGTCATCCCCGAGTCCATCGACGACTTCGTCTTCACCGGCCTGACCGACTCGGGCTACGTGAACGAGGACGGCGTCACGATCACCCCCGAGGACACGACCGAGTCCATCAAGGACTGGTCGGGCTCCGAGGTGCGGCGCATCCTGACCGAGTTCACGGGCACCATCGCCTGGACCCACCTCGAGCTGTCGGCCGGCGCGGCCCGCAACTACTTCGGTGAGGACCAGGTCGACGTCAACCCGGCGACCGCCTCGAGCGGCACCCAGATGCGCGCGGCCCTCGGCAAGAACAGCCTGCCGACCAAGGCCTGGTACTTCAAGATCAAGGACGGCGACAAGCGCGTCGTGGTCTTCGTGCCGCACGGCCAGATCACGTCCCGCGGTGAGATTCCGCTGACCGCGACGGGGGCCATCACGCTGCCCGTCGAGCTCGCGACCTACCCGGACGCGGCCGGCCAGAACATCTACATCTACACCGACGACGGCGTCTTCAGCGCCGCGCCGTGACCTACCAACCGGGGGGACGACGGGAGCCCGTCCCCCCGGTACTCATCCGTAAGAATCGGCTCCCAATCCTTCAGTGTTGCTCCCATCCGAAAGGTTCCCTCCCATGGCTTTCAAGGTTCCCGAGTCCAAGCGCTCCATCGCCCAGAACCGCTTCGAGTTCGAGCTGCCCGACGGGCAGACCTACTCCGTCCCGAAGGCGAAGTACCTCACCATCGGCCAGGTCGAGAAGCTGAGCGAGCTCGGCGACGACCTCAACATGGCCGACCTCCTCACGCTCTTCGACGAGCCCGAGGCCGCCGCCGCTGCGCGCACCCTCGACGTCGAGCAGCTCGAGGCGCTCATGCTCGCCTGGCAGGAGGACAGCGGCCTCAGCGTGGGGGAATCCTCGGCCTCCGCGCAGACGTCCTAACTGACCCGCGGAGGCGGCAGGCCCTTCACTACGACCTGCTGACCCACGGGCTGCACATCGACGACCTGGGCACCGAGGCCCTCTCCTGGCTGGACCTGCTCATCTTCGCGAAGCTGGTCCAGCGGGAGCCGACCTCGGCCCTGTCCACCGAGGTCCACGGCCCGACCTGGTCGGTCGAGGCCCAGCTCATGGCGGAGGTGGTCGACGCCCTGAACATGGCGAACTGGCAGCGCGCCGGTCGCCGCTCGGCCCCCAAGCCCAAGCGTGTCCCGCGCCCGTGGGAGAAGCCGAAGGCGACCACCGTCGGCAAGGACGCCATCCCGATCAGCAAGTTCAACGACTGGTGGGACTCCAAGCGCTCCAAGCGCCGCTCGCGTCGCGCCGCGAAGAAGCCCCCGACCTCTCTCTGAAGTCGGGGGCTTCCCTCGTCTCAGCCCCCTAACCCCTCCAGGAGATGCCCATGGCCAACGGAGTCGAGCTCGCCACCGCGTGGGTCCGCATCATCCCCTCGATGGAGGGCGTGCAGGGCGTCATCTCCAAGGAGCTGGGCGGGGAGGCCGAGAAGGCCGGTAAGCAGTCCGGCAAGCGCTTCGGTGGCGCGATGGCCGGCGCGATCGCCGGTATCGTGGCCCCGCTCGCCGCGTCGGCCCTCCAGGGCATCAAGAACCTGGTCGGCGAGATGGCCGAGCAGGTCGACAGCACCAAGAAGTTCCGGAGCACCCTCGAGTTCGCGGGCGTCTCCGACAAGCACATCAAACGCCTGACCAAGGCGACGCAGGAGTACGCCGACAAGACGGTCTACGGCCTCTCCGACATCCGCAACATCACCGCCCAGCTGGCCTCCAACGGAGTCGCGGACTACGACCGCCTCGCCGAGGCGGCCGGTAACCTGAACGCCGTCGCCGGCGGCAACGCCGAGACCTTCAAGTCGGTCGGCATGGTGCTGACCCAGACGGCCGGCCAGGGCAAGCTGACGGCCGAGAACTGGAACCAGCTCTCCGACGCCATCCCCGGCGCGTCCGGCAAGATTCAGCAGGCCCTCCTCGCCAACGGCGCCTACGTCGGCAACTTCCGCGAGGCCATGTCCAAGGGCGAGATTACGGCGGAGGAGTTCAACTCCGCCCTCCTCCAGCTCGGCGAGGACCCGGTCGCGGTCGCGGCCGCCCAGAGCACCGAGACCTTCGAGGGCGCCCTAGGCAACCTCCAGGCCAGCATCGTCAAGGTCGGTGCCGACATCTTCGCCCGCCTCCAGCCGGCGTTCACCGCCATGGTGGGCTGGCTCTCCGAGGTCATCGCCGGCGGCACCGGTGTCATCGACTGGGCCATCGAGAACCAGCAGTGGCTGGTGCCCCTCGGCATCGCGCTGGGCGTGGTCGCCGCGGGCTACCAGGCCATCAGCTTCGCGGCCGGCGTGCAGGCGGCCGGCGGCGTGGCCAAGTTCATGGCCTCCACCAAGCTCGCTGCCGGCGCCCAGGCGGCGTTCAACCTTGTGATGAACGCCAACCCGATCATGCTCATCGTGACGGCCATCGGCGCGCTCGTGGCCGGCCTGGTGTACTTCTTCACGCAGACCGAGCTGGGCAAGGCCATCTGGGCAGAGTTCACCCGCTTCCTCGGCGAGGCCTGGGCCAACATCCAGGCCTTCTTCGTGGCGGCGTGGGAGAACGTCATCCAGCCCGTCTTTCAGGCGATCGGTGACATCGCGACCTGGCTGTGGGAGAACATCCTCTCCCCGGTCTTCACCGCGATAGGCGACATCGTCGGCTGGCTGGCAGCCGCGTTCAAGCTCCAGTTCGACCTGATCGTCAACGCCTTCCGCCTGGTCGGCGCGATCGCGAACTGGCTGTGGGTCAACGCGATTCAGCCGGCGTTCAAGTTCATCGGTGACATCGTCACGTGGCTGTGGAAGACGATCATCGAGCCCCAGTTCAAGGCATGGGGCGCGCTGTTCGACTGGCTCTACAAGAACGTCATCAAGCCCGTCTCCGACGCCATCGGCGCCGGCCTGAAGGTCCTGGGCGACGTCTTCAACTGGCTCTACAAGAACGTCGTGAAGCCGGTCTGGGAGGGCATCTCCTCGGCCATCTCCACCACGTGGAAGTGGATCGACCAGAACGTCTTCACCCCGTTCAAGACCGGCGTCGACCTCATCGGCAAGGCCTTCGAGCTGACGGCCAAGGCGATCGGCACGGCCTGGGACGGTATCAAGAAGGCCGCCGCGGTCCCGATCAACTTCGTCCTGGACACGGTCTGGAACAAGGGCCTCCGTTCCTTCTGGAACGACATGGTCACGAACCTCGGCCTGAAGGACATGAAGCTGCCAGCCGCCAAGCTGGTGAAGTTCGCGTCCGGTGGCGTCATGCCCGGCTACACGCCGGGCCGGGACGTCCACCAGTTCTGGTCCCCGACCGCCGGCGGGCTCGCGCTCTCCGGCGGCGAAGCGATCATGCGCCCGGAGTTCACCCGCCTCGTCGGCGGCAAGGCCGGCGTCGCGCGGCTGAACGCCATGGCGCGCCGCGGCTCGCTGGCCTTCAAGGACGGCGGCGTCTTCGACACGCTCGGCAGTTTCGCCGGCGACGTGTGGGAGAACGTCACCAACGTGGCCGGCGTCATCGGTGACTTCTTCGCCGACCCCGTAGGGGCCGTGCAGAAGCACGTCATCGAGGGCATCATCAACCCCCTCCTCGGGGGCGCTGGCGACAGCGTCTTCGCGAAGACGGTTGGTGCCCTCCCCGGCATGGTCGTGAAGAACCTGGCCAAGCTGCTCAACCCGCCGTCACGCGGCACCAAGGGCATGGGCTGGCAGGCTATGTGGGACATCGTTCGGAACGCCGTCCCGGGCGTCCGTATGACGTCCGGGTACCGCAGCCCCTCGGCCAACGCGGCCGCGGGCGGTGTCAAGGGCTCGTACCACACCCAGGGCCGCGCGATCGACCTGGTCCCGGCGAGCATGGCCACGTTCAACGCGGTCGCCCGCCTCTTCCCGAACGCGTCCGAGCTCATCTACACCCCCGCCGGCGCCCGCCAGCTGCTGAACGGCAAGCCCTTCTCGGGCTGGTCGCCGGCGGTGAAGCGGATGCACTACAACCACGTCCACCTCGCCATGGCGCAGGGTGGCGTGGTCCCTGGTCTCCAGGGCGGCGGCACGGTGACGCGCGGTGGCCACGTGGTCGTCGGCGAGCGCGGTCCGGAGCTGCTCAAGCTGCCCCGGGGCGCTCAGGTGAACCCGGACTACGATGAGCTGCCCGGCGCTCACGTCACGTTCAACAACTACGCGCCCATCGGGCAGTCGCCCGAGCAGGCGCTCAACCAGTTCGCGAACCGCGCGAAGGGACTCTGATGATCGACTCCACTGTCCGCCTGGTCGGCAACGGGTACACCGTGACCCTCACCGACTCGGCCGAAGAGCTGCACCGCCAGCCCGGGGGCAGTGGCTGGGGCATGGCCCCCGTCGTGAACTCCTGGTTCGAGGGCGCGGGCGATGGGGATGTCCACCGTGGCACCCGTCGCCCGCGCCGCCAGCTGGTCATCCCGGTCGGCGCGTTCGGCGGCACCCCCCGTGCCGTCGAGCGGGCCATCAGGGACCTGGTGCGCATCGTCCGCGACCCCTTCCGGGTCTACATCGACCTCGAGGATGGCCAGACCTTCTGGATCGAGGCCGTCTATGAGTCGGGCATCGAGGGCGTCTACTCGTCGGCGCCCTCCGAGTGGAACAGCATGGTGGTCACGCTCTCGTGCCCCGACCCCTACTGGACCAGCGACGCGGCCCAGAGCTTCACCATCGCGCCGGTCCCGGCCGACGCGCCGTTCCTCCCCAAGTTCGCCGGCCTGAACGTCGCCTCCTCGGCGGCCTTCGGTGAGGTCACCGTCACGAACGTCGGCGACGTCCCCAGCCGGCCGACCCTGACGATCCACGGCCCGGGCACTAACCCGACCTTCAAGGTCAACGGCGAGGGCTTCGTCCTCCAGAAGATACTGGGCGGCAGCGACGTCGTGACAGTCGAGTACCGGGACAGCGGCTGGGTGATCGAGGACCAGACTGGCGCGAACCTCTATGGCTTCCTCCAGACCAGCCCCGTTCCCATCTTCCCCGAGCTCCCGACCGGAGTGTCCGTGGTCACCGCCACGATGACCGACACCGGCGTACAGAGCTACATCCAGGGTATCTACCCCGAGCGCCGTGAGGTGGTGTACTGACCATGGTGTCCAAGGCTTCCGACTTCGTGGTTGAGGTCCGCGACCGCGCGTTCAAGCGGCTGGGCCAGATCGCCCCCGAGTTCCTGGACCTCCAGATGGTCGAGGTATTCCGTGGCGTCGGCGCCTGGCAGATGAAGCTGCCGGCCGAGCATCCCCTCCTCGCCGACCTCAAGCAGAAGGGCTCCGGCATCATCGTCACGGAGCGTATCCGCGACAGCTTCGGCCAGGTGATCGGGTACTCGACCTTCTCGGGTCGTATGCAGACGGCCGTGCTCTCTCAGGCGGCCTCAGACCCCAAGGGCACCTGGCTCATCACGGGCGTGGACGACAACGTCGTAGGCGCGGCTGTGGCCGTGCTCCCCGACCCCGCCCACGCGGCGGACCTCCAGGAGTCCGACTACTGGAACTACGCCGGCGCCGGCGAGACCGTCATGAAGGCGGCCGTACAGCTCAACGCCGGCTCGGGCGCGATCGCCGCGCGCAAGTACGCCTGGCTGACTGTCGCCCCGGACCTCGCCCGCGGCTCGGCCGTCTCAGCGTCGGCCCGCTTCGACAAGCTGGGCGACCTGCTCACCTCGCTGGGCATCAAGTCCGGGCTGGGCTGGCGGTTCCGCCAGGTTGGGTCGAACGTCGAGTTCGACGTCTACGAGCCGGCCGACAAGAGCGCCTACATCCGCCTCGACATCCGCAACGGTGGCCTCCAGTCGACCGAGCTCGGATACTCCGCGCCGTCGGCAACCGAGGCCCTCGTGCTCGGCCAGGGCCAGGGCGTGGACCGCACGGTCCGCCGGGTCACCAGCACCGAGGCCGCCGCTGAGGCCCTCCTCTGGGGCCTCCGTTGGGAGGTCCCGAAGGACCAGCGCAACACGGACGACCCCACCGAGCTGCAGCAGGCCGGCGAGGAGATTCTGACCGAGCAGGGCATGACCGTCCACTCGCTGAAGGTCACCCCGTCGGACGCCCCCAACCAGCGCATCGGCATCGACTGGGGCCTGGGCGACGTCGTCACGGTCATCCTGGACGACGCGCCGGCCACCGCCACGGTGACCGAAGTGGCGACAAGCGTCACGGCCGCCGGCGTGATCCGCACGGCCACGGTGGGCGACCCCGTCGGCTACGACTGGGAGGCTAAGGTCTCGAGCCGCATCCGCGAGCAGGAGACCCGCATCAGCGACCTCGAGCGCCTCGTGGACGCCGGCGTCACCTGGGACGGCGTGTCGGGCAAGCCGGCATGGCTCTCGGTAGCCGGCGTGGGCGGCGTCGTGAACCTGGGTACTGTCAACGCAACCACCGTGCCCAACGCCTTCCCCGTGGGTTACTCGATCGGCATCGCAGGCTCGGGCTTCCCGACTACGCTGGGCGAAGTCGAGACCCTCTTCCTCAACATCCACCGCGGGTTCCAGCGGGTCACCAACAAGACTGACGGCAAGGTCTGGCAGCGCACTGCTGACAACAACGTCTGGACGCCGTGGGCTGTGACCTTCGATCCCCAGGACCCGCTGCCGGACGCATGGACTGGCAACGGCCCGTCGGGAGCGCCGGTAGGCTCGGGCACGGGCTGGAACAGTATCGGCGGCGCGCTGCGCCACGAATGGCCGGCGCGCGCGCGGGGCCTCTGGGTGGACGTGCAGTTCGGAGCTCTGGGGGTGACGAACACCGGCTATTGGATGGTGGGTGTGTCAATCTTCGAGCAGGCGGGTGGCGCCTGGTCTATCCCGGTAGAGAACGCAGACCCCAACATGACGGGCTACACCGGTTCGCCGATGTACGGCATCTATGCCCCGTTCTCACGGAGCACCCAGCAGGTGCAGCTGACAGGCACCAAGAGGGTGCTCATCCCCGCCGGGGTCGCGTCCGTCTTCCAGATGGCCGCCCGTAAGAGTGTGTCGTCTTCGACAGCCGCTATGAACTACTCCAGCATGGAGGTTACCCCAGTGAGGTGGGCCTGATGGACCAGGAAGTCTACGACGTCGTCACCGCGGCTCTCGCTGATCGTGAGGACCAGTCTGGTGTGAATGAGCTGGCCATGCTGATGGCCTTCCACTACCCCGAAACGGGGCGCGCACTGCTGACAAAGCTCGGCGCGCTCCAGCCCCGAGAGGACTGACCTATGGCCCTTGTGCCCTACCCCTTCGACAGCCAGGACATCACCGAGGCCCAGTACGGCGCCCTGATCGGCCTGGCCATGCAGTCCGGCATCTCGGGCGGCGCAGCGGCCAACAACTTCAAGGTGACGGCCGCCGGCACCTCGATGCAGCTGACCGTCACCTCGGTCGGCGCAGCATCCTTCGCGGTCGTCCGCGGCCACGGCGTCCTGATGACGGCCAACGAGCTCGTGACTGTCCCGGCCGCCTCGGCCGGCGCGCGCGTGGACCTCGTGGTCCTGCGCCTCGACTACGCCACGAACACCATCGCCCCGGCCGTCCGCCAGGGCACGTCGGGCAGCTCGACCCCGCCCGCCCCGGTCTGGGGCGTCTCGAACCAGTACGAGATTCCCCTCGCCCAGGTCGCCGTCGCGGCCGGCGCGACGGTCATCTCGAACGCCAACATCACCGACCGCCGGGCGTTCCTCGGCACGCAGGTCGGCGCCTGGCCGACGACCTCCCGCCCCACCTCCGGCCCCGCCTTCGGGTGGAACCTCACCACCTCCAAGTGGGAAGCCTCGCTGGACGGCGTGACGTGGGCCGACATCGCAACCCTCTCCACCCAGCTGAGCACCTTCGCCGGCACCCTGCCGGTGAGCAAGGGCGGCACGGGCGGCACGACCAAGGTGGCGGCCCAGCAGGGCATCAACATCTACGCCCAGAGCGCGGCGCCGGCCCACGAGGTTGGTCGCATCTGGGTCAAGCTCCCTAGCTAAGGAGAGACCGCATGGCCAACTCGGGCTACGTCGTCGGAGTCTACTCCGGCCGCACCTCCAACGACGCAATCCTCGAGGTCTGGCGGTACACCTCGAACAGCGCTAACCAGTCGCGCTGGAGCTGGAGGCTCACCGCCAGGAAGTTCGGCGCGACCTCGTACTCGCTCGATCCGGAACCCTGGTCGGTCAACGTCGAGGGTGATACCTGGAGCGGTAGCCACAACCTGGACTTCCGCAACACCAGCTCCATCGTCATCGCTCAGGGAACGACAGGCTGGAAGACCCACAACGCAGATGGCTACCTCACGGTCAACTTCTCGTTTAGCCACGGACCAGTAGGCCTCTTCGGCACCGCGAGCGGATCCAGCAGCTTCTCGGCCAACCGCCTGCCCAAGCCGCCGGACACCCCGCCCCTCCCGGTCTACAACAGCCGGACGCCGACCAGCCTGACGTTCACGATCGCGCAGCCGGCCGACAACGGCGGCTCGGCGATCACGACCTACAACATGGTCGTCTACGACGCGGCAACCGGCGGCAACCTGGTGCAGTCCTGGTCCAGCGGCTCGTCCTCGCAGACGACGCCCGGGACCCTGGACTCGAACCGGGACTACTGGGTAGCGTACCGCGCGGTCAACGCGATCGGTGCGAGCGCCTACACCGCGCGCGTCAAGATGACCACAGCCGCTGGCAAGCCTGGCCCGCCCCTCAACCCGGTGGCCCAGGACCTGGCCCCGACCTCGTTCGACCTGGTCTGGCAGGCGCCCGCCTCGAACGGCGGCGCCGCCATCACCGGCTACACAGTCCAGCGGGCGCGGGACGCGGCGTTCACCCTGGACTCGACGTCCTTCTCGGCCGGTACCGCTCTCACCTACGCGTTCGACGACCTGGCCCCGTCCACGGACTACTGGTTCCGCATCTCCGCCACCAACTCGGCCGGCACAGGCGACTGGAGCGAAGCCGTGCAGGTGACCACCGTCTCGGGCGTCTACTACTCCGACGGCTCGACCTGGCGCCCCTGTGGCGTCTTCGTGTCGGACGGGACCAACTGGATTCCGGTGGAGCTGGCCGTCTCGAATGGTACCACCTGGATCACCGCGAGCTAAGGAGGCTCCATGAGCATCAACGACATCTCCGAGGAGGACCGTGAGGTCCTGCGTGACGCGCTGCAGGCCATGCGCGGCCTGGGCGACGAGCGCCCACTCATCCCCATCGAGGTGGACCTGACCGGCGATGGCATCCACGACGCCTTCGGCCTCGGCCCCGACGGCGAGCTCGTCGTCGTGGCCGGCGTCAAGCTGGAAGAGACGGGCTACGTCTCCGAGGGCGACGACTGGACGGAGGAGGGCTGATGGTAGCGTTCGTCTACAGGGACGGCTCCCGGCTCACGCCGTGGATGCTGTGGCAGATCAACCGCCTCGACTGCGACTTCTCGCGGCGCTTCCCCGGCATCAACATCCGGGTCACCTCAGGCATCCGCACCAACGCCGAGCAGCGGAACATCTTCTTCAGCCGGTACGTCACCGCAGGCAACGTCCGTGGCCGCCGGGTGTACGACACCCGGTGGTTCGAGGGCCAGCTCTGGTACCGCGTCAGCTCGGTCGGCACGGTCGCGCAGCCCGGCTCGTCCAACCACGAGGTCCAGGGCAACAAGGCGG